AAATCGTAAACGAACCGCAAGAGACCAAGCCCAAAGCTAAGGAATCAATTTTAAACAAATACAGAAAAGATACTGGCGATGACGAATCGTCTTTTTTTATGCCCCAAAACATATTAAGCAAATTTAAAAAATAGGAGGAACTATATTTATGGTGAATTTAGATATTAAAAATAAGGAATTGGCAGAATACCAGAACAAATTTATTGAGGCTTTGCAGGGTGACGATGTGAACGCTGTAGCAAAGGCCCAGGTTGAGATGATGGAATGTATCCAGAATCAGATTTTAAACGAAGCCAAAGCCTTTAGCAAAATACAGGCTGATGAAGTTGATACCAGTGCGGCTCTCGTTGCAAGGGGCCTTAAGCCATTAACGGCTAAAGAGAAAAAGTATTATAATGCCGTAATTGCTAATGGCGGCTTTGAAGGCCTTGAAGAAATAATGCCTACAACTGTTATTGACAGAGTTTTTGAAGATTTAATAAGGGAAAGACCTCTTTTAGCCGCAATTGATTTTGTCAATACGAGCGCAGTAACAAAATGGGTATCAAACAAAGAACCTGCCGAAGCGGCATGGTGGGGCGATTTGTGTGAGGCCATACAGAAACAAATCAAGGGCGCATTCAGTATCGTCGATATTGCTCAAAAGAAATTATCTGCGTTTTTCCCTGTTTGCAAAGCAATGCTTGACCTTGGCCCTGAATGGCTTGACCGTTATGTAAGAGCCATGTTAACCGAATCTATGGCAGCGGCTTTAGAAATCGCCATTGTTGCAGGTACTGGAAAGGACCAGCCCATCGGTATACTCAAAGACCTTAAAGGTGCTGTTGTAGAGGGTGTTTATCCCGATAAAACGGCAGTTGCCCTGAACGACTTTACGCCTGCTTCCTTGGGCAAAAATGTTATGGCTCCTTTAACTAAAGACGGGAAAAGAACCGTAAACAACGTATTAATGGTTGTAAATCCTGTCGATTATTGGGAAAAGATATTCCCGCAGACTACTTTCCTTTCTGCGGCCGGAACTTATGTACATGGCGTATTGCCTATACCGGCAACAATTGTACAGTCTGCCGCAATGCCTAAAGGCAAAATGGCTGCTGGTGTAGCAAAAGATTACTTTATGGGTATTGGCTCAACACAAAAAATCGAATACAGTGACCATTATCAATTCCTGGAAGATAACAGGGTGTACATAGCCAAACAGTACGCTAACGGTATGCCTAAGGATAATGAATCCTTCCTTGTATTTGATATTTCCGCAATGACAACAGAGGTTCCGGAAATACCCGAAGGCTAGGAGGGATAACCTTGAAAGCTAAAGTAATAAAAAAATTCAGAGATAAAATTACAAAGAAAATTCATGAGGCCGACACTGTGATTATAGTGTCGGCTGTCCGTTTTGAAGAAATCAATAATGCAGGACATGGCATTTTGCTTGAAGAAATAAAGCCCAAGTCTAAAAAGCAGGTGTAAATATGCTTGACGAAGTTAAATCTTATTTAAAAATCACATGGGATTACGAGGACGGAGACATAGAAAGGTGCATGCGCAACGGAAAGGCTAGGCTTGAAAACTTAGCGGGGACGCTTATAAACTTTGAAACTGATTACGATGCGCAGTCTTTGTTATTTGATTATTGCCGTTATGCCTATAACAGCGCCTTGGAGTATTTCGAGGCCAATTTTGCGAAGGAAATTTTAAGCTTACAGCTTAGATTGGCGGTAAACAAAAATGAGGGATAAAAACAATGCTATGCGTGACGTTAACCGCCTTTTTGATACTCTGCTTATGTTTCAAAAAGTAAAAAATCCTGAATCAACCTATCCTAACCCGGACGACTATGAAGATTATGCGCAGATATGGGCCGAAAGCAGAGTTTTAAGAGGCAGGAATTTATATGCCGCAAGAGCTTCTAACGTTAAAACAGACGTTGAATTTATTATTAGGTACCGGACAGACATAGACGAAACTATGCGAATTATCGTTAACGGCGGTACAGTTAATGAGAAAAAATATCAAATAGAAGGCATAATACCCCTTGATAACACAAGACACTATTTAACGGTAAAGGCGTACGAAATCAAGCATGACTGGATTTAGCGAGGTGGTTAATATTGGCATCTAAAGGGATAGTCATAAAGGAAGACGCCGACAAACTTGGCGTCTTTTTAAATGGCATTATTTTTGAAACGGAAGAAGTCGCCAGAAAAACCCTAAGAGAGGCGGCTGCACTTACTAAGGACGCAGTAATTAGACACTTGCCCCGGTCTAATAACGACAAAGAAGGTCATGTCCATATGCAAGATGATGTGCATGCAAGTGTTCGTAAAAGCAAAGATGGTGGCCTGTATGCATCAGTAAAGGGTGGCAAAAAAACGGGCACATTGTGGCACTTAGTAAATGACGGAACTTATCACTCTAGGGCAACCCACTTCATGGACAAAGCTATGGCCGAAGTCGGCCCCGAAATAGAGGCTATATTAGATAAGGAGATGGGTGGATAATGGATTTTACTGATTACATAGAGACAATCCTAAACCCTTTAGGCGTAGCCATTGCTTTTATTGTCCGTCCTGAACCGAAGCCCTGCATATCTTTTCACATGTTCGGCGAGGACGGCGTTTTGCATGGGGACGGTGACGTTATCCATAGCGGCGGCAGTCTGCAAATAGATATATTCGGCCCCGACCCTAAAGTCTTGAGGGGCCTGCGGAAAAGAGTTATAGATGCTTTTGAGGCCGAAAATCAATATAAAAAAGTTTTATTTTATAAAACCACGCCAGACGAAATGACCTACGAAAAAGACACTAGGTTATATCATCAGGTAGTGGTTTTTAATTTTACCATTGTTAAGGAGATGGAATAATGGCAGATAAATACACTAATTTTAGATATAATGTAAAAAATACGTATATGTGCTTACTGGAAGCGGATACGCGAGAAGGAGTAACTTACACGGGTGAGCCTGAACACATGCCGGGGCTTATGTCTGTGCAGGATACAACAGTATATGCAAGCGCGCCCCTCTTCGGAGATGGAGCCCAAAGACATGAAATGACTAAAATTCTGAGGCACGACCTTGTGATTAATCACAATAAAATTGCTTACTCGCAGCTTGTTAAATACTTAGGCTCAAAGATTAACGTTGCTAAAGGCATTGTGAGGGAAAACGTTTCGGACAAGTTTCCTTTTTTTGCGCTCATGTTTGAGGTAGAAACAACGGAGGGCAGGGAAATTTTATGTTACCCTAAGTGCAAACTATCTCCAGGAGAGAAAAGCTATCAGCAATCTACCGATAATATTGAATACTCCACCGATACATTTAACGTTGTTGCCCTCCCCTTAGAGTATAGTGGCGACACCAAATACTATGGCGATACAGGCGATAACGACCTGAAAACGCTGGAGCAAGTCGCCAATGATTGGTTCAAAAATGTTTACATAGAAACCCCGGAAGAACCAGAGGAACCTACAGAGCCTTAAGGGTTCTTTTTTAATATTCAGACTACTTGAAATCTCATCAGCAAGAATTCGCTGGTGAGATTTTTTATAGGGAGGAAAACATTGAATAGCTTAGTGTTTGTAAAAAATAACGATATATTTACTGATAGTTTGGTTATTGCTAATGAAACAGGCAATCAACATAATTCTATTACAAGAATAATAAGGAATTACAGCAAGGATTTTGAAGAGTTTGGCAAACTTAGGTTTATGGATTTGAAATCCAATAACCTCGAAGGCGGTCGTCCTATTAAAATCTCTCTCTTGAATGAGCAACAGGCGACTTTATTGGTAACCTATCTAAGCAATACCGAAAAAGTAAGAGCTTTTAAGGTAAGACTTGTAAAGGAATTCTACGCAATGCGCCTTGCCCTTATGGAACGCCAGTCTACCGAATGGCTCATTACCCGCAAGCAAGGCAAGCTTATCCGCAGGGAAGAAACCGACGCTATACAGGATTTGATACTGTATGCTGAAAATCAGGGTAGTAAAAACATGCGAAAGAATGCCTATGTGACCTACACTAAGCTTGTAAATTCTCTTGTCGGCATCGAATCCGGCCAACGTGACATCGTACCTTTTAAAACCTTAAGTACAATAGCTTTTCTTGAAGACATGATTATCCATACCATTCAAGAGGAAATGCAAAACGGCACTTATTACAAAGAAATATACAAGAAATGCAAGGCCAATGGCGAACAAATTGTAAGGTTCGCTTATTTGCCGAAGTTGGCAGGGTAAAAATACTCCCCCTCCCTTTTCCTGCGTAACTTTTTGTGCTATGATGATTAAAAGGGAGGGGTTATAGATGGAGAAGAAATATATTTTTGATAACGGCGGAGTTAATATAAAAGACGATGTAGTTGTAATAAATGATGGGAAAATAAAAGGCGTAATAAATTATACAAATATTATTTCCGTGGTTTTGTTTTCTCCTTCTTTGTTGTCAAATGGTTATTTAAGTATATATGTAAAAAATTACGATTTTGCAGAATACTCTATAAAAATTAAACGCTCAGAAGAAAAAGAAGCTGAAAAGGTTATTGCTGAGTTATCAAAAAAACTTAATCTTGATCATATTAAAGAAAAGGTGTCTAATTACAAAGACGTTTCCTTAAGTAAGCGATTGGAAACACAAGGTTTTTTTGTTAGTAGGCTATTTCCTCTTGGACTTGATAGACTATACGTAGACGATGAAAACAAGCGAATAGCAGTTAACAAAAATAAGACAAATGGGTTTCTTTTTTATAATTATAAAGATTTAATTGACTTTGAATTAGTTGAGGACGGAACGAGTATTATTAAGGGTAGCAGTTTAACTTCTGCGGTCGGCGGAGCGACTTTTGGCGTTGTTGGGGCAATAGTTGGCTCGTCTTCTTCAAGAAAATTGAAACCCGTATGCAGTTCTCTAGTATTAAGATTATTTATTAATGATTTGAATAATCCCTTAATTACATTTGAATTATTAAACTCAGATACTAACAAGGATGGGTTTGTCTACAAAACAATGAATGAAGCCGCGCAAAATGCAGTCGCGGGGCTAAAATACATACAGTCTCAAAACGGATAAGAGCCGCAAGGCTCTTTTTTGATTGAAAGGAATTGATTTGATGGCAAAAAGGAGATTCGCTGTAAGGCCGGTTGAGCCTTTAATTTTAGAATTTGCTGACGGCACAGAAAAAGAAGTTGCCATGACAATAGATGCTCTAATGATTTTGACGGAAGAATTTGGCGATTTATCGGATTTGATGGCAAGGGAGTTAACAAAGCCCATTGATTTGGCAGCAAAAATACTGTACGCCGGGATAAGGGTTAACGACACAACCATAACCCTAGAGGAGGCTAAAAATATTGTCTTGGGCGGTGGCTTGCCACTGCAATTGGAACTCATGGATATACTTACCGAATCCTTAGGAACGGTTTCTGAGACCGATTTAAAAAAAACAATATCCCCCATAGTAACAAAGATGTTGCAGAAAAAAAAACAAACAAAACAATAGACTTTGACTTACTGTATTATATATTTTGCATACATCTAGGTAGACCGGAAGTTGAATTTTATAAAAGTAGTCTCAAAAAAGTGGTTTATATTATAACCACTTTTTTTGATGGGAAAAACAAAGACAAACAGCCCGAAACAACACAGGATTTTAACGCGCTAGTAAAAGGTAAGGCGGTGAAGTTTTAATGGCAGGCAATAAAGGCTATAGGCGAACGATTTATATTGATATGGATTATAGCTCCGTAATTAAGGGGTCTACTAACATATCGTCTGCAATGAGGGCTTTAGATTCCGATTTTAGACGCAACTCGGAGGAAATAAAGGAAAACGGAAAAGCTTCCGAGCAACTCGCTTTAAAAAAGGAATATTTAAGCCAAAAAATCCAATTACAGCAGAAAAATGTCGAACGGCTTAAAGAAAAATATGAAAAGTATTCCGAAGAACTTGGAGATGCAAACAAGAAAACTCTTGATGCTAAAAACAGATATGATAATGCAAGAACTGCACTCATGAAGCTTGAAAGCAGCCTTGAAGATGTCAACAAAGAGTTGGAAAGCCAGCAAACAAAGCTAGGCCAAACAATTACTAAATTTAATGATTTTAAGACTGCCGCCGCAGATGCAGGTATAGATATAGACGAGGCCGCTAATAAAATGGCTAAAGTCGGGACTGTCCTTGTGGGCTTAGGCGTTGCGGCTACAAAAATGTCTGTAGATTTTACCAATAACATGGCAAAGGTCAGATCGATAGCCGATTTTACAGATACGAGCATTACGTTTGAAAATTTAAAAGCCAATGCTTTACAGGTTAGCGGTGATTTTAATGTGGCGGCTAATGATATGGCAGATGGCTTATACGAGTTGATTTCAGCGGACACAAAATTAGAGGACAGCTTGCAGGCTATGCGGAACTCGGCCTTGCTTGCAAGAACAGGATTTACCAGTATGGGCACATCCGTGGACGTTTTAACATCTTTTACTAATGCATACAACTTAACTATAGCAGAGCAAACGGCTTTGGTGGATAAGCTTATTGTTACGCAAAATGACGGTAAAGTAACAATAGATGAGCTTGGAGGTGCATTTGGTAAAATTGCAGGACTTGCAAAAGAATCGGGCGTAGGCATAGATGAATTATTAGCTGCGCTATCTGCCGTTACATCAACGGGATTACCGGCAAGTGAGACTATTAATGCTTTAAAGCAAGTAATCTCTAACGTTGTAAAGCCAACACAACAGGCCGCAGAAACGGCAAACCAATTAGGGCTAAAGTTCAATTCTGCAGCTCTGAGCTCTAAAGGCTTGGTGGGTTTTTTAGAAGAGGTGCAGCGCAAAGCGGGTGGCAATACAGAGGCATTAGCAACTCTTTTCGGTAGCGTAGAGGCCTTTAATAGTGTGCTGGTCCTCACGGGCAGCGGAGCAAATAAATTTAATGAATCACTAGATAACATAAAAAATAGTGCGGGTGCTGCACAAACGGCTTTTAATGATTTAAAAACCCCGGGAGAGGAACTGTCGGCAGCCATTAACAACCTTAAGAACGGTTTTATTAATGCCGGCGGTGCTTTTGAGCCTTTGGTAAGACTTGCGGCAAACTTTATTAATGTGGTGGCCAACTTATCTCCGCAACTTGTGCAGTTCGGAACAGTTGTAGGAGCCGGAGCGTTGATTTTAGCTGGAATGGTTAAGACCCTTCAAATTGCTAACGCAACTATGCAACTATATTCTAAAATAAAAACCGCAATCATAGCAAAAACAGCCGCAGAATCGGCGGCAAACGGTGCTTTAGCGGCAAGCCAAGGCGTTGCCTCTGTATCGGGTGGAATTTTAGCGGGCATAAATGCAGCTTTAGGTACAAGTTTTACAACCCTTATAGTGCCAATGACTATAATACTGGCTGTTATAGTGGCGATTGTAGCCGCTTATCTCCTGCTTAGTAAAAGTTCAAAAGATGCCGCATCATCAATGACTAGCACAACCAACGATATTAAAAAAGCAATGAATGACCTTCAAAGTTCCGTAACCACTACAACTCAAAAGGCAGGCAATATCAAAGCCTACGCCTCCGGCACTAACTACCACCCCGGCGGAAAAGCCCTCGTCGGCGAAGAAGGCCCCGAAATCGTAGAACTTCCCCGGGGGTCCAAGGTCTATACTGCTCAAAAAACAAGGCAGATGTTAAGCGACAATTCAGGTGGTGAGCAGACAACGAATAACTATTACATGCAACTTGATTTATCTAAGTTTAAATCTTTTGCAGAGCTTGAAAGCTTTCTTGGCACTTTTAAACAATCCCAACGTCAAACGGCACATGGAGTGTGATAATCTATGGCAGAATTAACCGCAACAGTATACATACAAGATTCGGGATATTTTGATAGTTCTGGATGGGCTAATATGGGGAACTATACGGCCTATACGGGAGTTAGTGCCTTAGGAACATCTTACGGAGTACACACATTTGATTTAAGTGCTTATCAATACTATAAATTAAGCGACGTATTTAAGGTATCAATAGA